ATTCGCTTGGGCTTGAGCCTGTCCCAAATATCCAGACATCTGTTGACCAAACTGATTAAATATAGGGTGAGATCCAGACATGGACATTATGCCGCCAAGATTCTTTCTTTGTACAGGGTTATAGTATCTAATCATATCTTCTTCAGCCGTGCTGCTTATGTCTGTCTTGGGCTGATAAGATCTAATGCGCGGCATAGGCGGTGAAGTGTCGTAAGTTTTCTTCTCTGGCATTTTTACGGTGGGTACGTTCATGGCGTCTGCAACAAGCCCTGTATTAAAACCGGACCCTGCTGCACCCAAAGCCCCTCCCACAGTTGTAGCCCCAATAGGCGCTGCAAGAGCTTTTTCACCTATAAGACTTGCTAAAAACTTATTTCCCGTAGTTTGCGCCGCTGCTGGTGCCGCCGCTCCTGCCGCTGTCTGTGCCGCTTGTGCCCCTGCACCGCTCAAAGCACTCGTCGCGCTACTCATTAACTTACCGCCAAGACCAGCGACGAGGCCTGTCTGAATACCTTTTCCTACATCACCTGTTTGCAAGAACGAACCTAGCCCTGCGCCAATACCAGCTAAAGAAGCAGCGCCCAAGCCAAGACCAAGGCCACCTGTAGCAGCGCCAAGAGCGGGTAGTCCAAGACTTAAAAGAAAAGGTAGGGCCATCTGTTTACCTCAAAGTTTCGTAGAGCATAGCATCTACGGGTTAATCCATCAACTCAAAGTGCGGTCCGTCAATAAAAGGACGCCGCCCCTGCGATCTGCGTAAATCTATATACGCATTCATCGCTTCTTCCATTGTGCCTTCCCACTTACGGATATCCATCGGATACGGCATGTCTGGTGTGCCCCAAGCAGCGCCCCAACAAATAGGAACTCCTAGTTGTATCGCGGCTTCTTTGATGGCGTCAGCTAGATCATCATAGAGCGAGAGTTCCCAACTCGCCCTGCCATTTATGAACGCCATGATATCGAATGCCTTACCCTCAAGGTGCTTAGACTTCATGGTTTTGCTGGCACCTTTGGCGACCAATTCTTTCTGCTGCTCAAGGGTTCTCATGCCCTGCACCACTCCAAAATCGGTCCTCGACAGCGTGATAGCCATCTTCACGACTGACTGTAATCGCTCATCAATTCCCTCAAGCCTATCAAGGCTGCGTCTACTTAACTTAAAAGACATTACGTCCTCCTACCATATTTCCCGTTCCATGCGGCGGTAAACTCTTCATCGTTAGACTTATCGTAGTCCATTACTTCCTCTTAAAAAATGCCTGCGCCCCGCGCACACCAAAACTGGCTGAAATTGCAATTCCAAGGCTGTAAAAATACCAGTCGGGAGCTTTGGAAAGCTGTTCAAACCCACGATCTACCCAGCCTTCAGCACCGGGGATAAACGCTAAGATCAACGGTATCGACAGGACAATAACGAACCATTCGTCTTTCCAGCTAGACTTGGCACCCTCTGCCATAATGCGCTCCCAGTCGGCAACGCTTGTTTCCTTCGACAATAATATCTGGGCTTTCGCCTTCGCTTCAGTCAGCTTTAGTTCCGCAGCGGCAGCGTTCTTATCAGCCTTACCCTGCAACCATGATCCAGCAAGGTTAGCTATCGGGCCTAATGCGGCTGTAAAGATACTCATACACTCTGACCCTGTATCATTGCACGACCACGCTCATACTCATCATTCGTCATCTGCCTACCACCTAACCTGTTGTAGTTCTCAGCAGCGTAGCGCATCGCAGGGCTAATATTAGACCTGTCTTGTAACTGCATGATGCCTGCTAGTTGTTGTGGCATCTGAGGTCTAGGTTGCGGTGGCAAACCCGGTATTTGTGGGGGTGGTAGCATACCCTGCTGTTCGCGCATTTGAGCCATACGGCCACGCAAGAAAGCATTGTTAGGATTAAAGTCTGTAGAATCTGCCGCCGCAGGAAGCCCCACAGTAGGTGCTGGGCCTCTATCACCAGAACTAACACCCACTCTACCATCGCTAAAGTTAGTAAACCCATACTGCTGACCATCGGCATACTGCTGTTGGGTTAGCCCCGTGCCCATGAAGTCTTGGTCTGCTCTGTTCTTGGCGAAAGCTGTCCTCTGATTGTAAGCGTCAATCATCTCTTGGGTTACGCGGTCATCACCTTCTCCAAAAGGCTCCAATGGCTTGCCAAAATTCATAAAATTCTTAGCGCCTATCCTACGATCAAGCATAGCGTCTCTGACGAAATCAGGCTTTGGTCCATAGCTTACTAGCGTTGTGGGCGCTGGCAAAGGTGTATACGAAGCACCGCCAAGCTCATCTGAGGGTGACGAAAAACTTCCAGATCCAATCCCCTTTTCATCTCTATACCTATCAGCCGCTGCACTGCCTTGGTTTTTCTCTATAGTATTGGCAGTTCTCTCATCATAGCCAGAAGGCTTGCTATCAGAAATACCAAGGCCGTATGAGATATCATCAAAAAAACCCATTACTTAGACCCCGCTTCTTTGCTCATCCAGATGCCAAAACAACCTGTGAGTGCGCCCATGCAGACAGATACCAGACCCGCTGACTGTGTAGTGTGTGACTCTGGTGGCAAGCTCATAAACCAATGCACTGCCTGATAGGTCAGCACCGTGACAACAAACATCATCAGGCGGGGAAATACCTTCCAGTCATCTATAATATTTTTAGCCATGTCAGTCTCCTACGTTGATACCGCTGCCCGTGTATCAACACGCAGCCAATTAGATCCATCCCCAAACGCAACGACAGGGCTACCTGCTGCCCCGTTAGAAACGTATATTAAAGTGCCAGTCTCTACTGCGGGCAATGAAGCTACCGTGTATGTAGGCAGTGGCATACCCACAGTATTATTTGCTGCCGTAGCAGACTTGATCCTAAGTACCGTGTTGCTTTCATATACGGTGCCAACCTCGTCTAGCGCCTGTGCAGATGCAGGGATCTCAATGAGTATAGGCTTTGCTATAGCAGGGTTTGTAATCTGAGCTGCAAACACAGAGAACGCACGAACTACCTCTGCCATATACTGTTGTGTATACTGGGGCGGTGGTACAGGAAAGAATGGTACTGGAGCTATGGACATTACCTTCTCCCATCTGGTCTTATGTCAACGCGAGGAATACCTAACCGCCACAATACGTCTGGATCTGTTGACTGGATCTTAAATGTAAAGCTACGGCCTCGCAGTCTGGTCTGATACTGGCTGATATACTGGTCTACAGGCACATTAGATGTCTTTGTAATAGTATCAGTATTGGTTGTTTGGGCGACCTGACCGGGTGCGTTCTTGGCACTCAAGATAAAATCTACCGTGGTATTTTCCACGTTGGTATCTCTGAAGTTAAGGTCAGGAATAACTCTAGTTACAAAAGAAAATTGATTTCCGTCAGAAATACCAAGATCCCCAGACTCAATAAATGATGTAGTGTTTTGAGTCTCGTCTGTGTAAGTTGTCCCAACCTCATGGCTGTATAAAAAGTTTTGATCTCCCGCGCCTATTGGTAGTGCAGATATCCCACGATCTAGCCAAGCGGTTCTACTCAAATTGCCTACATACCAGATACCTTCTTGGTAATTATAAACCACATACTTGTCGTTTTCAGTAGAGCTTGCGGATGGGTAGAACCACCACACTTCAGAGAATGATATATTTGATCCCGCCACAACTTTATCAGATTGCCCTGTGTTGAAGTCATCAAATACATGATCACGAACCGTGCAAGGAATACGCTGTACCGCACCTGTATAGCTATAGAACTCTGCTGCGCCCATCCAGTATACCGCGTCATCTACTGCAACCGCTGCTTTGGGGCTGGCAATACTTATATTACTAGAGATAAGGTTAATACCAAACGTAAACGGCGGTCCAATGAACTGCATTGCGTAGATAGCAACGTCTGTAAAGACAAGGATCTGTTGCCTTGTTTCTATGGCTTGCACGATTTTTGAACCAGAATCAATTCGCAGATCACCCGCCGTATTGGTGGTGGTCGGATACCAATCAATAGGATTTTCTTGACTGGAAAACCTAATTAACATCGGATCCTGTGAGCCATCTCCTTTAGCTGTTGAGGGCGAAGCACCCAATCCATCGCAGCCAAAAGCGATTACATGCCTGTCACGATCTGATAAAAGTACTTGTGCGGATATCGTTGAAAGCTCTACACCCCGCGTACCAACCCCAGTTGTTTTGTCCCAGTAAAATACCTGACCATTACGCTCGTTAAATATAAGGTCTTCACCAAAGTTATCATGTGACCATATGCGAAGATTACTTATTGCTGTCTGAGTTCCAGTTGCGATACCTTCCCCCCAGCCGTTAAAGTTATTAGCCGTATTGGTATTACCTACAACAAGGAATATGTTTGCTCCATTAGAGTGGGTAGCCGCACTACTACCTTTTGTCCCGCGAGTAACCGTCAAAGTATCTGTAGCAACTGATCCCACTGTCATAAGCTCACTGCCCACCAGCACTATGTCGTCGGTTGCAAAATTAGAACCCTGACCTGACGCTACATCTACACCTGTTTCAGAAGCATCTAAATCTTCCGCAATAGTGGTTTGAAATGCAGAGTTATTTGTGCCACCAAATAAACCTGCGCCCCACCCAACACCGGATACAGATGAGTTAAGTCCTGTGCCTATCTGGTAAGTTCCAACTACGCTGCTACCGCCATTTCCTGTATCACTTCCGTTAGCATTCACCGCCGTGGCGTTTAAGCCTCCTGTAACAGTGATGCTTTCAATGCTGCTAACGGTGCGAGCAGATATTTTATAGCCATTTCCGTCTATAACTTCTGTAATTTGATACTCTTGGTTTAATATAGCCGCAGTGATGTTGCCGCCTAAAGACGCCGCCCCAGAGAAAGTTACAAAATCATTAACCACACAACCGTGATTTACATCCGTAACCGTGATTACAGGAGATCCATTTGTGGCAGCAAAAGTAACATCCCCCGCAGAAGTCGTATTCCTGACAGGCGTAATATCTTTATAGTCCGCACCCTGCTTAATATAATACTTCTGTTCAGTCCCTACCCCTAAAAACTTTTCTCCGCTGAGAGCAACCCATTCGTGCATCCCACGGCACTGTCCAAGAAAAGCTTTATCGGAAGTTGAACTTTTATCCCAACCGTTTAGCTTCTCTGGATAGCCAAACCTAAAACGAATTTTATCGCAATCAATCCAACCGTTCTCTTCAGAGTACGGGGTGATCTCCTTGTTTATGCCAGCTTTAAATCTAAGGTCTGTATAAGGCATCTTTTACTCTCTACGTCTGTGGCACAGCTTCGTATATTATAGTCAGCATACCCGCACCGCCTGTGCCGCCAGTAGATTGGCCGGGGGTGCCGCCATCCCCCGTAACAACCACAGGGCCAGCACCGCCGCCGCCAGAAGCGCCTATTGACTGTGGGCCTGTAACATACTTACCAGAGTAAAAACTAGCAATAGAATCACCCACATTTATATTTGTAGCACCAGATCCACTACTTGTACCGGGATTGCCGGGAGTGCCAGACCCAACAGAGCCGCCAGTATAACCCAAACCACCCGTGCCGCCTGTGCATGATATACTTACGCCGGTAAAGCTTAATGTGCTGGTGCCGCCTGTGCCGCCAGTGCTTGAGATACCAAATGAACCTGGAACGCCATTAGTAAATGAGCCCGCCCCTGCGGCACCAGCGGTAAAAGAAGCGCCAATTAAAGTGGTTACATCGCTGACAAAAAAGCCAAAGAAACCACTAGCGCCACCATTTGCACCTGTCCCCCTTGCGAAGGTGCCATACACTACGCCAGCACCGCCACCACCGCCGCCAGATACCCCAACCCAAGCACCAGCACTTCCGTTTATATCGTCTGCGGCAAGAGTTATTGAGCTAGCAAAAGCATCTGATGTAAGGGTGTAAACATTCTCCTTACCACGAAAGTCGTCGATAGATATAACCCCGCTGGCCGGTATGCCAGAAGGATTTGATACAAAACCATAATATTCCGACAAAGATATCGGGTTTGAACCACCAAACTCAGTCTGTATGTCGCCCAGACTTGCTGCTCCAGTTGGCACGGCCATGATTTAATATCTCCTTACAAGCTACCAAATGCTGTAACGTCACCTGTCACGGTAAGATTTCCGCTAGAATCTACCCGCATTTTATTTACTCCATTGTAAGCAAAAGTCAGATTTGTACCACTTGCTACAGCAGTCCAATTTTGAGTACCGCCACTCACAGTAAACCCCGGTATTGTCACAGTGCCTGTAAATGTTGGCGAGGCAACGGGAGATTTAGTGTCAATCTGGGTCTGTATTGCAGACGTAACATCATCAAGATAACCAAGTTTTGTTGTAGTAACCGCCGATACAGATAAATCACCGCCAGAATCTGCAACAAGTACACGATCCGCGGTCAGATCAGTTATACGAACCGCGGCCTTGCCGCCCATTCCTGAATGATTTGTGCAGTAATAATACAGAACAGCAGGAGCATCTTGCTCTAGCTTAACTTGTGTAAACGCACCCGCACTCCCCGGCGTACCTACCGTCGTAATCCCCGTAGTGAATGGAGCAGAGGGCGAGTTGTTATCATTCGTGGAGAACGCAAGTGGATGACCGCCCCCAGCACCGTTGGTACTATCAGACTGATCAAACCTATATGTAACAGAAGGCTTTATCTCTATCGTTTGCTGGGAAGTTCCATCAATGACGAACTTACCCCCTGCAACAGTAACTGCGACAGTTGCAAAAGGCATAGAGCTTGCATTAGAAAATTCTTCTACTGCTGCACCTGAACCCGCTCCATCTGCCAATACAATAGCGGAATCACCCGCCGCAATGGTCACATTAGAGCCGCTGCCCTGAGTAACAATAACGGTCTGGTTGGTGCTGTTTACTAGCATATACATTCTGGCACGATCATTCTGCTCCAGAGTAACTGTGCAAGCCCCACCGGGAGTGCCCGTAAACTTTATAGCTTTATAGTGCCCGTCTTGTGCCGCAGAAGGCTGCGCTGCAACAGGAAGAGTATAAGACGTACCCGTAAGAGCAATAGAGGCAAACCCATTCGCAGCCCTGTCTAATATCTGCAAGTTGACGTTGGTACTATCTCCCCATGTACCAGCTTCGTCGCCCGTGGATATTAACTTTACGCCATTAGTGCTTGTATATGTAGCCATCTGAACCTACCTGAAAAGTTCTATAGAACTTATTATATTTGAATTACCGTATTTAAGCAACAAGTGTCCACTCTGGGTCATCTGAAGGAGTTATTTCTGTCCAGTTTGGATCTTGCGTTGGGTCTATAAGAACCCAGTTTGGATCTTGTGCTGGAACTATCAATCCATACACCATTACCTGCCCAATGGAAATTGTCATCTCCACGCCCGTAACCGCGATTCCCGCGACGAGAGTAGCATCTTGGCCCGTTAGAGCAAAAGACCCCGCATCTGCAACCAACTTTCGGGTGCGATCAAAGTCTACATTTTGCCCCGTAAGAGCAAACGAACCTGCATCCGCAGGCATACTTATTGCGAGATTAAATTCAACGTCTTGCCCTGCAAGGGCAAATGAACCTGCACCCGCTGCAAGTAAAACACCCGATTTTAAATCAACGGTCTGCCCTGTAAGGCTGAAAGAGCCATGATTCGCAGTAAAGTTATAGTTTCTGCGTTGAACTAAATCCGCATCTTGGCCCGTTAAAGAGAAAGACCCTGCACCAAAAGCTTCTGTTAAGAATTTTTTAAGTGCTGCATCTTGGCCTGTTAGAGCAAACGAACCTGTATCCGCCTCTAATCTTGTACCAGAAAGGAGTGAAGCATCTTGGCCTGTCAAAGCAAAGGAGCCTACTCCTGCGCTTAAATTGAGAGCCTTCTTTAATCCAACAGTTTGACCAGATAGTGCAAACGCACCCGTCTCAAATATTTCGCCAATTAGGATACCCGCATTCTGACCTGTCAGCGCGAATGAACCCGTGCCCCCAGATATGTTTATCTCGCGGTTTATAGTTGCATCTTGGCCCGTGAGGGTAAATGAACCTGCGCCTGCACTAAGTACCCTAGCTTCATTAAAGCTTGCATCTTGACCTGTAAGGGCGAAGCTACCCGTTTCTGCATTAAGAAGAGAGCCCGCAGCAAGAGATACGTCTTGCCCCGTAAGAGTAAAGGAACCTGTGCCCGCGACTTCCCCAAGTGCTTTGTTGAAATCTACAGCTTGTCCCGTGAGCGCAAATGAACCTGTGCCCGCGCTTAAAGCTCTTCCCTTATTAAGATTTACTGTTTGCCCCGTAAGAGTAAACGACCCCGTACCGCCAGATAAATTAAGCCCTTTATCTAAATCAACGCTCTGCCCTGTAAGAGCGAATGATCCTGCGCCCGCAGATAAAACTACAGATTTATTTAAAGTAACGGCTGCACCTGTAAGAGCGAAGCTGCCCGCCCCAAAGCTTTCGCCAATACCAAAATCAATTTCTTGCCCCGCAAGAGCAAAGCTGCCCGCCCCAAAATCAACAGACATTGCTTTTGTTATCTGTGCAGTTTGTCCAGAAACAGCAAAGCTTCCGACTTGAGCAATAAGTTTGTTGCCAAAGTTTGGATCAAGCACAGCAGCCTGTCCAGACAAAGCAAAGCTGCCAGCATCTGCTGAGATACGGACAGCCTTATTTAAATTAATGCCTTGGCCAGTGAGCGCAAAGCTCCCCGTTCCAAATGACTCGCTAACTCCAAAGTCTACCGCGCTACCAGTGAGGGCAAACGATCCAGTAGCTGCTGCAAACAAGTAAGCATTTTCAAAGTTGGCAGTCTGGCCCGTAAGCGCAAACGACCCAGTGTTCCCAGAAACATTTACAGCCTTGTCTAAATCTACAGCTTGACCTGTAAGAGTAAACGAACCTGTGCCTCCAGAAACATTGAGAGCTTTTACCATACCCGCTGTTTGGCCCGTTAATGTAAACGACCCTGTGCCGCCTGATAAAACAAAAGCATTTCCAAAGGTAGCATCTTGTCCCGTAGCAGAAAAAGATCCAGCATCCGCTGACATACGAACTGCTTTATTTAATGCAGATGTTTGACCAGTAAGCGCAAAAGCTCCTGTCTCAAAAATCTCTCCGATTAAAATACCCGCACTCTGACCTGTCAAAGCAAAGCTACCGGCACCCCCGCTTACATTCAGAGCCTTAACGAAATCAGCGGTTTGACCTGTTAAAGCAAAGCTACCCGTTGCCGCTGCAACATTTAATGCTTTATTAAGGTTGACCGTTTGGCCTGTTGTAATAAAAGACCCCGCATCACCCGCTAAGTTTACAGCTTTATTAAGCCCAACAGTTTGACCCGTAAGCGTAAAGCTGCCTGTTCCACCGCTTATATTTAAAGCCTTAGCAAAGTCAGAAGCTTGACCAGTAAGAGAAAACGACCCCGCACCACCAGCTAAGTTTACAGTCTTATTAAACCCAACAGTTTGACCCGTGACTGTAAAACTGCCAACTGCTGCTGGCATAACAACTGCCTTATTAAGGCCGACCGTCTGACCCGTAAGAGAAAAGGCTCCAGTCTCAAAGATTTCGCCAATAAGAATACCAGCGTTTTGACCCGTAAGCGTAAAGCTGCCCGCCGCGCCTGCAACATTTAACGCCTTAGCAAAGCCAGCCGCTTGCCCCGTAAGAGTAAAAGACCCAACAGCCGCAGCAAGATTGCGACCTACGTTTAGATCCGCAGTCTGCCCCGTAAGCGCAAAGCTCCCAGCATCTGCTGTTAATGCATAGTCAACAGATGTAACCCCACTATCCGCTAGTGGTGCAGAAGCTAATGGGGAAAAGCCTAACATTTATTATTCCTCGTCTGGCTCGTCTGGATCTTTAGCAACCCAATTAGGGTTTAATGTCCAAGTAGTGCCATCGAATAAATATTTTTTACCAACCCAGTCCTCTGGCACATTTGTAACATTTGTATAGAGAGTTGAATTAGTATTGTTTAAATCACATATTGTGTTTTCAGCGGGATTACCGATAACAATATTGTCGGCTGATAGGGTTATAGTTTGGCTATCTTCCTCAATATACCGTGAAGCATTGTCGCTGTTTGTTACAATAGTTTTCATTAATCTATCCCTTTACCAAAATACTTGAAGAAGATAACGCTATGCCAGCAACAGCATTAGGTCTGTATGAATTAGGGTTTGTATTTAAACTTCCATCAAGTTGGACATAATAAACCTTTCCCGCAGTCAATCCCGATTGGGCATCGTCTATGCTTCCAACACATTGTATTGTAGCTGTTGCGCCATTTGAATAAGCTGCATCAGAAAACCCAAGAAAATTAGTGGTACTTAGATTAGTATTTGCATATCCAACTGTAGCAACAATACCCGCCCCATATGGATTGCCTGTACCCCTAAAAGCAAATACCATTTTATCTGCATTGGTATCGTATGTTCCGTGGGGGTAATAAAAATTTCCCCCACTAAGATATGTTACAATGCCATTTGAATCTAATTCTATATTAGTGCCCGTTATAACAAGGCTTACATACTTACCACCGCCATCATGAAAACTTAAAATCATATTATCTGCGTCAGGGTTATAAGTTAAATCTGCTTGAGTATTATAAGTTTCAGTAGCTATTGAATCATCTTGAACTGAAAATGCTGGTCCAACAGTAGGCGTTGTTCCACTTATAGACACTGTAGAAACTAAAAAATTGTTGGGGCTGGGTTTTCCAGTATCCTTATAAGCTATCACATTTATTGAATTAGTAGGATAGTAACCCGCTGCATAGGTGTCAGTACTTCCCGCAGTAGTAACAGCAGTTCCAAAACTTGCAGATGTTCCGCTTATCGTGGCAACTTGTATATTAGCTGTTGCGCCATATCCTTGCTTATAAAAACAAAGAATTTTCTGGGCACTCGCATCGTATGACAACTGAGGTTCATAATATATACGAGTACTTGTTACAGAAATCTGAGAACCAAAGCTTAAAGATGTTCCGCTCATGGTTGCAACTATTGCTTTTGTGCTGTCATAATTGTCTTCGTGCAGTATTAAATGCTTCCCAGCGTTTACATCATACACAGCTTTCATATAAGAAGTTTCATCGCTGTTAAAAGTATATGCACCTCCAACAGAAACACTTGTTCCGCTTATAGTTAAAACCCTAGCCCTGCCATAAAGACCACTATTTTGATTATACACACAAAGAAATTTATTCTGACTTGAATCGTAGTTTAAAAATGCTGAATAACTGTGAGCATAATCAATAGTTGCAACGCTGCCAAAACTAATAGATGAGCCGCTAACCGTTCCAACAATACCTTTTAGATAATAAGGGGAAACAAGTTCTTTAAATAAAACAAGCACTTTATTAGTACTAGGATCAAAAAGAGCATCAAAGATCTCAGTGTTTGCTGAAGTAAAGGTAGAGCTTTCTGAGCCAACTGACCCCGCAACCTCAGAACCTGTTACCGCACTAACTGTTCCATTAGAGTTTAAAACAACGGTATCACCATTAGCGAGAGTACCTGATGCAACAGCCGTTGTGGTGTTTGTAGCTCCACTATCAAAATTATCACTGCCACGAATTACGCTAGTCATTTATTCCACCGTTATATTTGGGATTGGCTGGATTGCTTTTAGCTCATCAGGGGTTGTAGCTGCATCAATGCTTGATAGTGCAGGAGCATCACGCAGTGCTTGCTTGTCAGCTACAATCTGAGTTGTGCTTGCGTTTATTTCTTGCGCCTTCATAAACGCAGTGTCCAAAGCAGCCAGCGGCTCAACCCTTGCTGCGCGTATCTTATCACGCCAGATATCCTTGGCCTTTGCCATATTAACAGAGATTACATTTGTGTCTGTATTGACTTCCCATCCATCACGAAACGTGCGCTCCGCTGGGATTGTATAGTCTGCGGCGTTATAGTCTGTAGCGCCAATTTTAATAAAAGTTGTCATCCCTTCCTCCAAGCTTATCTATAATGTGAAAACAGCATAAACATAAGGTACATCTCTGGCGGCATCGTTGTGATTTGATGTTTCAAATCTTCTGGAACCAGTTGCAGGGCTATCACTTGCTGTAAATATCCTAGTAGCAATATAGGCACCAGAGCCAGAACTTGCAGTCCCAACAGTGGTATAATTTGAAGAAGCAAAACTACTACCAAAGTTTGTTGTATAATTACCAATAGCGTTATCTGTAATAGATGATACATTACCATCATCTATTACAGATAAC